GCGTGTTCAATGGTTGTAATTATGCTGATCCAACCACTGGAAAGCCTACATGGAAGAACTATTACCCTGGTTCGGTAAACATCACACAAGGCAAAATTACTGCCGACGTGATGGATGATCCTAACCAGTTGTTTCTCATCCAAAATGACGGCACTTCTGTCGCCGCCAATTATGGTAAAAACGCTGATCTTGTTGTTGGAACAGGAAGCACCACTACTGGTGTGTCTGCCAACGAGCTTGATACCAGCACAATCGCTACCACCGCTGCGTTAAACCTGAAAATTGTAGGTTTATGGGATGTCCCGAATAATGCTATTGGGGAATTCGCTGTAGTAGTAGTTAAAATTAACGAACACCTGTACGGAAGTGCAGGGGTTGCTGGCCAATAGGAGTAATTAGACATGGCAATATCACGGTCACAACTCGTGAAAGAGCTGGAACCCGGTCTGAATGCTCTTTTTGGACTGGAATACAAAACCTATAAAGAGGAGCATACAGAAATTTACACTACTGAATCTTCAGACCGAGCGTTTGAAGAAGAGGTAATGCTCTCTGGTTTCGGTGAGGCGCCGGTAAAATCTGAAGGTGCAGGGGTCGCTTATGACCAAGCACAAGAAGTGTATACCGCTCGTTACACCCATGAAACCATCGCTTTGGCGTTTAGCCTGACTGAGGAGGCCATTGAGGATAATCTTTATGATCGCCTTTCTTCTCGCTACACCAAGGCTCTGGCCCGTTCAATGGCCACAACGAAGCAGATTAAAGGTGCTAATATCCTGAACAACGCATTCACCACCTCTCTTGGTGGAGATGGCGTAGCTCTTTGTTCTACAGCTCACCCAACTTTGGGAGGGGCTAATTTGGCGAATGAACTCGCCACTTCAGCTGATTTGTCCGAAGCTTCTTTGGAGCAGGCATTAATTGATATTGCTTCCTTCACCGATGAGCGTGGACTAAAGATTGCTGTTCAGGGAACCCGATTAATTATCCCCAAAGAATTGCAGTTCACTGCGGATCGCATTCTGAAGTCAACTCTTCGAGTTGGTACTGCGGATAATGACATCAACGCGATAAAAAACATGGGGATGATCCCTCAAGGTTATTCAGTTAATCATTATCTGACCGACCCCGATGCGTTTTTCATCATGACAGATGCCCCAGATGGCATGAAAATGTTTAACCGTGTATCTATGAGCACGGGTTTTGAAGGCGACTTTGAAACCGGCAATGTGCGCTACAAGGCCCGTGAGCGTTATAGCTTTGGCTTTAGTGATCCTCGCGGTATTTTCGGTTCACCGGGTACTCCGTAAAAAGTAGTTGATTAAAAAGGGGGTACTTGGTGCCCCCTTTTCTTTATTGTTTTTTATCCTGACTGCGTTCCGTTGTGGAAGCGGCAGACTTTAGCCACGACAGGAGACTCATATGGCTACTCACCACAATACCCCCGTGTTGTACAACGGGTATGGCGCAAATTACAAAGCTTTGCGTGAAATGCCCATTTCTATTAATCCTGATTTTTTTGAAATTTCTGATGATTTTGTTGGGATTGCTTTTAATTCCACTAATGATTGGACGGTAGTTAGAGATTCAGGCGCTACTGTGGCCCTTGTAGCAGATGCTGTTGGTGGTGAATTAGCCCTAACTTCTGCTGCTACTACCGACAATGATGGTGCGTCTATCCAAGGCAATGAGGTTTTTGCAGTAGCTACAGGCAAAAACATTTATTTCCAAACCCGTATCAAATGCAATGATGCCGATCAGACGGATATTTGTGCAGGATTAAGTGTTAATTTTGCTTCTAATCCTGAAGCTATGCTGACTGCAGCTGATCGTATTGTTTTTCAGGTAGACGATGGCAATGCTTCCATTCTTTGCATAACTGAAAAAAATGGTACGGAAACCAATACTGATTCAGGCATTGATCTAGTAGATGCAACCTATATTCTTCTTGCTTTTTCAGTGAACAGCACTGGCGCGGTGAGGTTTTATATAGATGGCTCACTTGTCGCTACACATAGTACCAACATCCCAGATGACGAAAATGTGACTGTCGCTGCTATGAGTCTTTCTGGTAGCGCATCAGGCACTCGTGCCACTACTCTGGATTACATTATCGCGGCTGAAACTAGGTAATAGGGGGCTTTATGGCTACTGCTAAGAAAAAGGCAGCTTCTAAAAAGGTAGCTCCCAAACAAACCACTCGTAAGAAAGTGGCTTCTTCTTTGCCTCCTGTAGGGAGTGCAGAGCGGAAAGCCATGGTTCTGCGAGGTGAAATTAAGGAGGGCAGCTCGTGAGCGCCAGTAACATCAAGGCAGTTACCAAGACCTCGGATGCTTCGGCTGTTGTAGGGCGCTGTCGTTTATACGGGATATATTTCACTAATTCAGCGACAGGCTCTTCGTTTGCCCTTAAAGACGGCACAACCTCCGGCGGCACAGCGTTGGTAAGCATTACAACGCCCGCTGCAATCGGTGGGCAACAACTTTTTATCCCTGATGCAGGGGTTCTGTTTGAAACTGGCATCTATATTGATGTGACTGATGCCCATGTTTCAAGCGTGACCGTGTTTTTTGAGGGCGGTGATCCTCAGTAATGAGATAATGTGAGGTAATTGTTATGGCAGGACGTGGAATGGGAATAGCCACCCAAGGAGGTGGCGCGGTGTCTTCAGGACCCCGAAACAAGAAACTTTCGGCGCCAAGTAAAAAGATCATAGTAATGATGAAAAAAGGCGGTGAAGTCAAGAAACGTAAATCCTCTGATAATTCTGATTTAATTTCGCAGCATAAGCGATTGGCGATGGGAGAAAAGGTGACGGGTTATCAGGCTGGTGGTGGTATTGGCAGAACTGCTGCCGATAGTCTTCGCCGACAAGGGCCGTCACAAGCAGCTCTAGCCCGACAAGCTGCAAGAGGACAGAAACGAAGTTTTGGTTTTAAAACAGGCGGTGAAGTCAAGAAACGTAAGGGTGGCTAGGAGCCGGGACAGCTGATGGCGACTTCAGGAACAACAACCTTTAACTTACACATCGATGATCTTGTCGAAGAAGCGTTTGAGCGCTGTGGAATGCAAATGACGGCAGGCTATCAGCTGTCTTCTGCGCGTCGTTCATTAAATCTGTTGTTTGCTGACTGGGCTAATCGAGGCCTGAACCTCTGGACAATTGAAGAGGCGACGTTTGCACTAATAGATGGCACTCGCACCATTACACTGGAAACTGACACAGTAAATGTGTTATCGGCGGTTGTCAGAGACACGATCAATGGTGAGCAGCAGGACATCAACATAGAAAGGATCGGCAGAGAAGAGTACTTGAATCTCCCGAATAAGCTCACCAAAGCAAGGCCGACTCAATTTTACGTGGAGAGAAGTAATACTCCCACGGTATATCTGTATCCCTCCTCAGATTCGACTTACACCTTTGTGTGCTACCGCATTAGACGCATTGAGGATGCAGGCGATTACACGAACACGTCGGATGTAAACTTTAGGTTTTTGCCGTGTTTGGTTTCAGGGCTGGCCTATATGTTATCTCTCAAATATGCAGCAGACAGGGTTGTTTTGCTAAAACAGATTTATGAGGAAGATTTTCAAAAGGCGGCGCTGGAGGACAGAGACACTGCCAGCAGTTATTTTGTTCCTCAAGTAGCGTATTGAGATGGACACAGCTGTAGGCAAGTTCGCTAATGGGTTGTGCGATATCTGTGGACAGAGCTATCGCTATCTGGACCTGAGAAAAAACTGGAAAGGATTTATGGTCTGTCCTGAAGACTATGAGCCTAAATCGCCTCAAATCGGGCAATTAAAATTTAAAGGGGACGCGATTGCTTTACTGAATCCACGTCCTGACAGAACCGAGCCGCTAGTGGTTTTTGTTGGATTACCGGGAGATTCTGCTTTTCAAAGTGAGGGTAGCGCCTCTGATACGATAAACATGCAGCCTTTTCCTACGCAAAGCCCTGTTGAAGGGGTGGGTAGCGTGGGCACAGTAACCATAGTGATAAGTTAATGAATTACAGCGAATTACTGACAAATATCAGAAACTATACCGAAGTGGATAGTAACGTCTTTTCAGATGCTGTTATTAATACGTTTATAACTATGGCAGAAAACCGGATTCTTAGAGACATTGATTTGGATGTTTTCAAAAAAGAATCCTCCGGCACAATGACAGATGGAAACAGGTTTTTAGCTGCTCCAAGCGATATTTTGACGCACCGTTACATGTTTATCACGGTTAGCGATGAAAAGGTCTATCTGGATTTTCGTGATACCTCCTTTATGAAGGAGTATTGGGCCGATCCGGCCACGAAAGGGGTCCCAAAATATTATTCAGTATGGGACCAAGACACC